CTCCCCCTGATGAGGCCCAGCCCCCCCAGCCTGATGAGGCCCAGCCCCCCCAGAGTGCTATCGTTATCGAGTTTGCTGGCCCGGGCATGGCGTTCCACCAGATCGGATTCATAGGGGTCGTTGCGCTTGACCAGATTGCAGTTGCGGCCGCGCACCTGCGGGTCATATCCGATATAATGATGGCCAACAGAGAGAGGGTGATGATGGAAAAGGCCGAGGAGAGCAAGATACAGACTGCCCCGCCTGGGTTCCGCGTTCCTCCAGGGGAGATGAAGCCGTCGTGATCTACGAGTACAATTGCCCAACTCATGGGCATTTTACAACAAGTAGATACAGGATGGGGAAAGCGCCAAGGAAAGCGCCATGTCCTAAGTGCCACAAGCTGGCCCCGCGCAAGTTCTCCCTCGGAGGCGTCCATTTCCATGGAATAGGCTGGACCCGGGGAACCGTAGATCCCTGGCGGCGGAATGATGGCTCGCCCATCCCGAAATCAATTCGGGACGGCGAGCGAGCACTGGAGGCAAGCAATGCCAACAAAAAGCCAGCAATTGCTCGATGAGGTAACTTTTATTGTGGCGCGGATTCTCTTTGGTACAGAATCCGCAACGAATCCTATAATTCAGAGGCTTGTTGAAAGAGCTCTGATGAGCTTTGATCTTCATGTCGTCATTGCAAGAACACTTGGTCGCAACGATGACTGGATAGAGGAGACTGGCAAGTGAAGAAACAGGCTGTATGGGCCATGATCGCCCTGGGAGCCGCTCTGTGGCTCCTGAATCGGGAAAAACAGCGCAATTTTCGACTAAATCGCATTAGAATGGCGCTCCAGACGGCCTTAGAGGAGCCTGAGAACATGGGGACCTGCGTGGAGTACGCACTCATCCAATTTGACAAGTTAAAGGCTGGTAGATGATCAGCGTCCTATTGCCCACCTACAACGCTATGCCGTATTTGCCCGAGGCGGTAGAGAGCATCATCGCCCAGCGCGTAGGCGACTGGCACCTGGTCATCGTGGATGATGGCTCTACGGATGGCACGGCGGCATACCTCAGGAACGTCCAGAGATACCTGGGTAGTACAATGACCGTCGTCACGTTCCCAGAAAATCGGGGCGTAGTCGAGGCACTCAACACCGGCCTCGACTTTTGTATGGGTGACTTTATTGCTAGGATGGACGCCGACGATATCTCGCTGCCTACTCGGTTCGAGAGGCAACTGGCTTATCTTCAGTATCACAACTACGATGGCTGCGGCTCCTGGATTCAGTTCTTTGGAGACGAGGACCGCCTGATGGAGTTTTCGGAGCAGCCCGAAGAAGTGCGGGATTTCCTGTTTCTGCGCACAACGGTCGCGCATCCCACCTACTTCTTCAAGCGCCGAATCTACGAGCAGTTCCAGTACGATCCGGCCTACGAGTACGCGGAGGACGTTGACTTTCTCCTCCGAGCGACCGAGCACTACCGGATCGGCAATGTGCCCAGAGTGCTCCTCAAGTATCGAGCCGACTACAGCCGCAATAGGAGCTGCGAAGATGTTGAGGCGCAGGCGGAAAGTGTCAAACGAGCCAGGGTAGAGGCTTGCAAGAGGAGAGGTCTTGATCCAGCATTTAATTTATGACATTGGCGCAAATACCGGCGAGAACATTGCCAAGTATCTCACCGCTGGATACGCAGTGCTGGCAGTGGAAGCAAATTCCAAGCTCTACAGCTTCTGTAGAGAGCGTTTCGCCTCAGAGATTGAGGCGGGCCGCCTCATCATTCTCAATGTGGCCATAGCTCCTGAGAACGGCCCGGTCGCTTTCTGGGTCAACCGGGCGAAGGATGGTTGGAGCTCTATTCTCAAACGTATGGGAACGCGTGGAGATGGGGGCGACGAGATCACGGTCCAGGGAAGACGCTTCGAGGAGATTCTGGAGGAGTATGGCGTGCCTTACTATCTCAAAGTTGACATAGAGGGCTCGGACTACCTCTGCCTGGAAGCTCTGTCCAAATTTGCCGCCAGGCCTCAATACATCTCTGTCGAGGCTGCTGAAGCCGATTGGCTCCAGATGCTCTATGACCTGGACTACAGGCGATTTGCACTCATAGACCAGGCTCCGTTTAATGCCAACGGCAACAACCTGGACCGGCCGGATATCGCCGGTCCGCTTCCAGAGGCAATCGGGGCCTGGGCAGATATAAAGACCGTTCGCTTGCTGCTCTCGACGGGGGAAAGCTGGTATGACATCTACGCGACATGGTAGTGCCTGGGACTTGGCCCAGGAAGCTGAGCTAAAGTTCTGGAAGTCGTATCTGGGCATGATTCCCCAGGATCGTGAGCAGTTTGTGGCCGGGCAACTGCAAAGGGGGCAGGAACGCCTCTCGCAGTTTGATCTTGATGGTATTGAGGGCAGGCTCCTCGATGTAGGGAGCTCTGCCGTCAGTATGCACGAAGGAAGGGAGAATCTGGAGGTCGTTGCGGTAGATCCGCTCTTAGACGCCTTCTGTGAGGCCGTCCCCACCTTTGCCCGCCAGGGGCAGGTCGGCAATACCGAATATCGGTGTTGCGAGGTCTACGATGTGCAGGATGGGCCTTTCGATGTCATCTGGTGCGTCAATGTCCTCGACCACACCGATGACTGGAAAGCCATGATCGGTGAATTTGCCCGGCTCACCAGGCGCGGCGGGCTGCTCTTGATTGGGGTCGATGTGCGATGCGGTGTGGAACTCGATAGCTCGTGCCATATCTCAGCTATCGGCCCGCAGGAGTTGGTTGACGTGATTTGGGATGCAGGGTTTGTCGTGGAGTTCCATGCTCCAACGGCAATAACTAAAAAGCAATTCTACTTTTGTGTGAGGGCAACAAGGAGATGAAGGTATTTATCAATCCGGTCGGGGCTCTCAGCGTTCTCATGCAGGGCGGGGAGAGGGTGGTAGTGCCCATCCAGGAAAGCCCCTATTACCAGGCGGTCGTGCAACAGAGCCCCATGCCCATCCTGGAGTATCTGGATCGGGGCATGGCCCGGGATTACCGGGCTCAGTGCTTGATGCTGAGCAACGTTCTGTGGACGGTCTCGCTGGTGGAAATCATAAAGGAACATGGTTTTGTCCCTCGCGAATTTGCCGCCTGGCCAACCCTGGCAGGTCGCCTCATTGTGGATGGGCAACGCCGAGTTGCTTTCTGTGCTGCTCTGGGTCTCAAGGCCATTGAGGTCGAGAACGAAATCCAGAGTTTTTATCGCTGGTGGTCCCAGGCGTTCAAGGTGGGCGATGGCTGGATCGACGTGGCCTTCCCCCCTGACTACGAGCCCCGGCCGGGAGCTCGGCAGGAGTGCTATGAGGTCTGGGACATCATTGCGTCCCATCTACAAATAAAAGGGAGATCCGTCGTAGACCTGGGCTGTGGCCCGGGTTTCTATTGCCACCGGGCTGTAGATGCCGACGCAGCGTCTGTGACCGGCATTGACCGAGATCTGAAGATTATACAGACTACCAATCCTGGACTGGTACAGGATGTTGTGGCTCAGGCCAGAGACACGGCCTGGCTCTGCGGCTATCATGGCAAGATTGGGTTTGACGCAGTAGACTTGAGCCTGTGGCAGCCTCGGCAGGAGTGGGACGTCGTGCTCGCGCTTCGGGCACACTACCACATGGCCAGTCCTACTAGGTTCCTGGTAATGGCTACCGAGGCCGCGAAGGAGGCGCTGGTGATCCAGTGTAATCCCAGTCACGAATCGTTAGTAGCCGCCACGGTCGAGTTTACGAAGGCTGTTCTCTCTCCAGTTTGGAAAAAAATAAAGGTGGTGGGGGATAGCTTGCCAGTCCTGATCTGCGAGGGGAAGCATGGTGTGGACTAACCAAGAAAGAATGGATGCTCTGGCCTACGGCCACAGGACAGAGTGTCTTTTACACATTGCGCGGTATTTCTTCACCGCGGACAAGATTGGTGAGTTCCAGGCCATATACAAGATCAAGTCCATCTTAGACGCAGCTTGCGGTCTGGGATATGGGACAGAGATCCTGAAGCGAAACCACCCCGACAAAGAGGTCATCGGTCTGGACCACGATGAGGCAGCCATAGCCCACTGTCAAGCGTTGTATACCACAGGATTTGGCATTAAGTACATTTGCTTGGACATCATGGAAGCGCCCGCCGCCGATGCGATTACCAGCTTGGAGACAATCGAGCACATCGTAGACTGGCAGGCTGCGTTTGCACACCTGCAGCGCAAGTCGAAGCTGCTAATCTTTTCCACTCCCTGGAAGGAATTGGCCACCGTAGCTGGTAAGCAGTTTCATCGCGCCTTTGGGCTATACGACGAGTCATTCACGGATCTGATAGCGCCGGATCGAGTGGTTGACTGGTACTGCCAGCGCCGCCTCGATGCGCGTATCCTTCCCCTTGAGGAGGTGGTCGAGGAGCACAGGAGTTTCCTCCTGGGGGTCGTCAGAATCAAAAAGGAGGCTAAGGATGCTAAGTAAAATCTCGGTCATCATGTGTACCTACAACCGCCCACAGCGCCTACAGCGTGCCGTATCCTCGATCCTTGCTCAAACACTCCAAAATTGGGAATTGATCATCGTCAACGACGGTGGGGAGCCGATTGCCGTTGATTACGGGGACGTCCCACCTGGCGCAACGATTCGGGAAATCGAAAGAGAGCACCAGGATCAACCACGGACCGCTAACGCTGGCATAGCGTTGGCCAGCGCAGATTTGATTACGTTTCTGGACGATGACGACGTGGCTTACCCCAATAACCTGGAATTGAAGGTGCAGGCAATGGAGCGCAGCCAGGCCGACATGATCTATTTCCCCATCAACGTGCCGGACGGGCCCACGATGGAGACGTTCCCCTGGCAGGAAGCGCCGCTCGTCGCCGGGGACTGTGCTCCCAATTTGGGGACCGTCATCAGGAAGGAAGCCTTTGACAAGATCGGCCTCTACGATGAGCGGTGTCGGGTCTACTGGGACTGGGACTGGCAGCTCCGGGCGTTCTACGCCAATCTACACGTAGAACGGGGCGGCGAGACGCCGGTGGGGGACTACTATATGTACCCCGATTCGGTTGTCCGCACCAGAGGCAATCCGGTTTTCCATAGTGCTCTTAGAGAGAGAGCCAGCGGTAAGCGCACTAACGAACTTACCCTCGTCGTGCCTTCTCATAACTACCCCCAGTACCTCCCTCGCTTGATCGAAGCTATGTACCACCAGACCTGTCCTAACTGGCAGTTGATCATCGTAGATGACGCCTCAGAGAAGCCACTGCAGAGCACTCTCAGAGATTGGCAACGGTACGAGAACATCACCGTCAAGCTGTCCCGCAAGAACAGGGGCACCTGCGATACGATTGCCAAAGGGCTCAAGGTGGTCGAGACGGCTTACTGCGCCGTCATCGACGCCGATAATTTCCCTCTGCCCGATTACGTCAGGCAGATGATCAACTACCTGGACGGCCACCCGGGCCAGGTCGGCGTCCACTGTGCCTTCGCTCAGTACGTGGACATGAAGCCGACAGGCACGGTGATCAGAAAGGCCCCAATCACCCATGAGAACTCTATAGCCCAGCCGCCAGGCACCATGCTGGCGGCCTGGCGCACTGAGGTGGCCAGGAAGATTTTGCCTGAATTTGAACTCTGCCCCGACTGGGATATGATGCTCAGGGGGACTGAGCAGGGGGAGGTAGGCTACATTGATGAGCCTCTTCTGGGATGGGAGGATCACAAGGACAGCCGATGGTGGCGGGATGTAGCCGAGTCTGAGGCTTGCAGTGAGGCTTGCAAACAGGCGGCTCTAAAAAGGAGAGCCTAATGAGAATCCTCTGCGCTATCTTCGTAGATATGTACTACGACAAATCCATGAGGAGCCTGGAGTATCACACCTTCTGGCCGGCCTGCCAGGAGCTGGGTAATGCCCGACTCTTCCAGATGGATAGGCCAGGCATTGACAATCGGACGCTCAACCGGATGTTTCTGGACACAGTGAGGCGGTTCAAGCCGGATGTGGTCTTTACTGCCCCGGTCAGGGACGAGTGGCAGCCAGGCACGATGGGCAGCCTGGACTGCCCCACCGTGGGCTGGATTTGCGATAGCTATCGAGCCGATTACGTTCGGCAAGAGATACAGAAGTACAGCCATGTAGTAGGAACGGATGAGAAGACGGCAGCGATGGCCACTGCCGCAGGCAAGCCGTTCCTGCTCTCGACCTGGGCCTGCAACCCGGATTTCCACGTTCCAGGTCATCAGAAGGATTTGGACATCGTATGGATCGGCCAGAACTCTGCCTACCGGAGAGACCACATAGCGGCTCTCCAGGAGAACTTTGGCGATAGAGCCATCGTGCGCGGCTGGAATTTCCCAGGTGGCCCGGTGACCTGGAATGAGTACATACGCCTGTTGGGGCGAGCCAAAATCGGCGTGTCCTTTAGCAAAGATATGGCCGGTGTGCCGCAAGCCAAGCTGCGCGATTTCGAGGTGGCAGCTTGTGGAGGGCTTCTGCTGGCCGAGAAGCCAAACTACCTGAGTGGCCACCTGGAGTCAGGAATCGAGTACGTCAGCTTTTCTTCCATCGAAGAGATGATTGAGAAAGCTGAGTATTTCCTTGACCACGATGAGGAGCGAGAGGCCATCGCCCTTGCAGGCCATAGGCGAACTATCAAAGAGCACACTTTCGCAAACCGCTTACGGGAGGTTTTCACATGGGCACTAGGGTCTTAGTAACTGGTGGCGCAGGGTTCATTGGCGACCACCTGGTACGCTACTTAAAGGAGCGTGGCTACTGGGTCCGAGCGGTAGACGTTAGGTCTCCACTGCGCAAAAGCGTGGCTGATGAGGCAAGCTGGACGTGTGACATGAGGGTCGAGTACCATGCCCTGAGTGCTACCCGGGATATGGAAGAGATCTATGCCCTGGCCGCCGATCACGGTGGAGTAGGCCACATTTCAGCGTACCCGGCAACGGTATTCTGGAACAATGCCATGATCAACCTGGTGACAGCCTGGGCTGCCAGTGAGAATAAGATTCGCAGGTATTTCTTCCCCTCATCGGTCTGTGTATACCCAAAACAGCTAAAGACCAATCCAGAGACCGCGTCACTGAGAGAGGAAGACGCTTTCCCGGCCGATCCCGAACATGCCTACGGATGGGAGAAACTCTTTGCTGAGATCATGCTTCCTCTTGAGCTTCGAGAGAATGTCAGAATAGGCCGCCTCCATACAATCTACGGTCCCTGGTGTGCATGGGACGGTGGCCGAGAGAAGGTAATTCCAGCGCTCTGCAGAAAGATAGCAATCGCTGAGCTGACTGGCGATCCCCGGGTGGAAATCTGGGGGGATGGGGGTCAAACGCGAACTTTCTGCTACATAGACGATGCCGTTGAAATGATACATCGCCTGATGCGCTCAGACTACCACCAGCCGCTCAACATTGGGTCTGACCGCCTAATCACCATAAACGAACTTGCGGACAAGATTGCCCGCATCGCCGGAGTGGAAATCGAGAAGGTTTCCGCTCATGGCTCTACCGGGGAGCGGTACAGAGGCACCGATCTCACGCGGATGCGTGAGGTGTTGCACTATGAGCCTCAGACTTCCCTGGAGGCGGGCCTGGCAGCTACCTACAAGTGGGTTAAGGAGCAAGTAGAATGTTCTCAGTCGGCGTAGTCGTTCCCTGCTACAGCCACGTAGAATATCTACCGGAGTGCTTGGAAAGCCTGGTAAACCAGACCAGGCCACCAGACCGGATTGTGGTGATAGACGATCATGCGCCCAACGGAAGGTTGATTGCAGACATCTGCGATCACATCAGTGGGATTGAGTACGTCCGGCAGCCTGAGAATCGCGGTCTATCGGAGGCCCGCAACACCGGCTACATCGTCCTTGACGGCATCGAAGTAGTCGTGTGCCTCGACGACGACGACATGGTAGCGCCTGGCTACGTCGCGCTAGGGCTACAGGCCCTGGCCGAGAATCCAGCGGCGTGGGTGGCGTATCCAGATGCTCAACTGTTTGGGTTCGAGACCCGCACCTGGGCACAGCCGGACTACGACCCAGCTACCCTGGCCCGTATGAATTACATCGTCTGCGCCTCCATGTGGCGCAGAGAGGCGTGGGAGCAGGTCAAGGCCCGCAACGAGCATGGCTACGATGCTCACATGAAGAAACTTGGCGGCTGGGAAGATTACCTGTTCAACATGGAGGCCCTGCTAGGGGTGAGGGGCGGTGATCCGAAAGCCGCCGTCCACATGGGCCACTACAAGTATTGGTTTTTGTATCGTCGCCACAAGACCGGCTCGATGGTAGACAGCGCAAACGCCAATCAGCCGACCATCCGTAGATACATGGAAGAGAAGATGCGCCTGACTTATGGCGTGGAGCTCCCCCGAGATTGGAAGCAGTTCTACAACTTTGGGAGCAGTTCTACAACGTAGAAAGGAAATTGGGATGAGAGCTTGCCTTCGATATTTACGCTACGTTTTACGTCACAAATGGTTTGTATTAATCGAGTGCCGCAAGCTAGGCATCCTCTGGCTCGGCGTCGTTCATGACTTGAGCAAGTTCTCTAAGGCTGAATGGCGTCCTTATATCCTCAGTTTCTACTCGGGGTGGAAGAAGGACGAACGCCCTCAATGGGTTGTTCTTCTCTTTGAGAGGGCGCTGCAGCATCACTTTGACCACAACGCGCACCATTGGGAGCGTTGGTGTATAGGCAGCGGGATTTTCCCGATGCCAGATCGCTACCGCAGGGAGATGCTGGCTGACTGGATAGGGGCCGGCAAGGCCAAGAAGAAAGGTGACCCCCACCATGAGGGAATCAGTGAGGTAGCGACTTGGTATCAGAAGCACAAGGACAAGATAAAGTTGCACCCAGACACACAGCAGTGGATTGAGGAGCAATTGGAACTACAACAGAGGTAAGATAAGGATTAGGAGGAGGCAACGATGTCAGCAAAAGAACAAACGAAAGTCCTCGCAGATTACATCATGGCGGACATTCCTGGAGAGCCAAGTCGTGATGAGGGCGCAGGCACAACAGCAGTGCGTCTCCTGAAAAAGTACCGTAGCGCGTTGGATAGGATCATGCTCGAACTCGGTGTCCCAGGACCTGATTACTTGACACCTGCTTCCAATGCCCACGCGATTGCACGCGACGCCCTTGCTTGATGGTTGACATAAGCGCAGAAGGGGATAGCACAGATGTTCTAGGGGCGATCCTGGAGCCTCTACGGGCGGTCCCGCCTGACCAGCTTCGCAAGGTCATCAGTGAGTTGGTGCAGCGTGGCGGAGAGTACACTGCTTGCGGCAAGGCTCTGAAGGAAGCCTATGATTTCCTTCATCCGGGGGAGGGGGCTCAGGAGCCCAGGCCCCCGATGGGCTTTGACTCGGCCTATGGCTCTACGACGTTCCCGCTGGAGCAGGACTTCACCACTGTGAGTTGGGAGTAGGGGGATGATCATCCTTGCACTTGGCCGCTGGAGCCGCTCTGCCGGCAGATTCTTCATCCTGGAGCGGATCTGGTGGCGCGGCTGGCGCTGGACGCCACTTTGTCTCATTTCGAGACGGCAGACGGCCTGATTTGCCCACCAGGAGTTATGTCGAGTTGGTGGCCACCTGGAGGGCCAAATCATGCTTTGCACAACAACACTTGTGCAAAGCATGGCTGATCTACAGTAGAACAGCCCCCCTGCCCCACCGGGATGAGGGCGATGGCGACATGCAAAATGGTACTTGTACCACTTACACCAATAGAGCGCAGAGTGTTGCGCCTCCTCTCGAAAGGATACACCAATGAGGAGGCCGCACAGAAGTTGCGCATTAGCCTGGCCTTGGTACAGACGCATATCGTCAACGTATGTGGGAAGGTCTTCCCACTCAAGGCCAACCTCAGGATCAGAGAGGCAATACAAGCTAAGTTGCTATCGTAGGAGGAGAACACGATGAATGACAAACCAATGTTGCAATTGGTCACAGCCGGCATGTTGTCTGCCCTGTTGGTCTACGGGTTTCTCGCCACCGTCTTATGTCAACCCACTCAACCTGAGATGATCACTGCACAAGCGATTGTAGAGGAGCACGTGACCATCTTGGAGATCCCCCTTGACGCTGAGGGGGAGGACATATTTGTGCCTCCCCCCTGCTTGCCTGTGACGGCCTGGAGACCGAGATTCACCTGCAGACTTCAGCGATGGGATACCTATCAAGAGATTGTAGACGGCCAAATCGTAGAACCCGTCTGTGTGCCAGGCGAGCCGTGCCTAGCCTATATCGTCTGGCCTACGCAGGTCAGGAAATCCACGCTGGGGGATCTGGACCCTGGCGAGTACATTGAGACCTGCTTATTTGAATGGGTCACCACCTGGGAGGGTGAGGAAATCCACAAGCCTGGTTATTTCCCCGCTGACCCGACCCAGACCCCTGACCTCATGGGAATCAGTGAGGTGGGACGATTCGTCAAGGCTGGTGTGTTTCCCCAGTTTCTGCCCATCATATGCAAGGAGTGGTCAGGATGACTATCCCTTGCATCTACGGCATCCAATTCCAGAGCGATGAAGAGGTGGCGATCACCTATAATCGTCTACTAAAGCCAACGACGGTCATGGGCATCGAAGTCGTCAAAGAAGATTTCTGGCGCAGGCTCTACGAGGTGAACCCCGACGCCGACTACATCTGGCGGCATCACCCAAATCGCCCCTGGGCTGAGAGGCCGGAGGAGCAGGCAGCGGATACCATCGCTCACATCCGGGGCCGGGTGGGACACCTCATCAGTGCAGGTATCGTCAGCCACATGACCTGCAACAATGAGTACATCCTCCCTGCTGATCCCCCGGAGCGCATTGAGGCCGCCGACCGCTATATAGCCCGCGTTATCTACCTCGCTCGGAGCGAGCTTGGCATTGGGGTGTATTGGGGAAACCTCAATACCGGGCAATGGGGTGGCGGTGATCTCCGGGGTATGGAGATCGTCAAAGCCTTCCCCCGCGCCCTGAAAGCCGCCGAGGAGGATAGAGATAGCCCTATCTCCTCCCACGAGTACGACTGGCCCTACATTTCTAGGGAGTACGAGGAGTCAGGCGGCTTCTACCGCTGTGGCAAGATTCTATGGGCCATGCCCGCCATCCGCGAGCACTTTCCCAATGTGCCTTGTGCAATCACTGAGCTTGGGGTTGATTCCGCTGCCCGCATCCCAGGGGATCACCGGGGCTGGCAAGAGGCTCACCCCGACTTTGAGACCGCCATAGAGATGTTCCTCGAAGACCAGGGCCTGAATTGGTACTACGAGACCGTCGCCAAGCCTGCTATGGCAGAGCTTGGCTTAACCGGGATTCTAATATTTGGCTGCGGGATGCCCTGGTGGGCAAGCTTTGATCTCGCCCCCATCGTCAACTCGCCCCACATCGAACGCTTCCGAGTCTGGGCGGTGGTATCTCCTTCCCCTCCACCACCAGAGCCGGAGCCCCCGCCAGGGCCGCAGCCACCAGAACCGAATGGAGGTAACGAAGAAATGGACATCAGAGTAGTTGACTTAGAATACAAAGAGAGAGACCTGGCCTATGCCGAAGCCAAGTACGGCGTCGCTTTCAGACGGGCCAAAGTTGCCCCCGGCCAGAAGGTATACCGCCTGGTCGAGTTGTGGGAGAAAACGGGCACCACGTCGCTCGTTACCCAGGTGCTGAACGAGGACGGCAGCCCTAGAGCCAACGTGGATGTAGCTTTCTATTGGGAAGGTGCACCAGAGGAAAGCACTGCCAACAAAAACGACTGGAACACCAACTTCGTCCACGGCCCCACCAACGTGAATGGAGATGTTGGCCCTGGGATGGGGCCTGGGGCCTTCCACGGCGAGGGAGAAGGTGGGCCTCACGCCGTGTGGGTGCGGGATCCTGACATCCCTAGCGACATCTGCGAGAGGCTGGGGATGCTGGCCGGGACGAACCATGACCACCTTGACCAGAAATTTATGCTGATGGTTGAGGGGGAAAACGGGGATGAGCCTGTTGAGCCAGGAGAACCCGGCGAGGCGCTGACGCTGATCGCTGAGATTGAACAGCATCTTGCCAGGCTCAAGGAAATCTACCAGTCGGTAGACGCTCAGATCGAGCAGCTTGCGGATGATGCTCGACAGGCTGCCGATCAAATATAGCTGAATGTCCAACTTTCTAGATGGCCTACCGACTGACCGAGGGCGACCTAGCCATTTTCGAGCAGGCCGCTCAAAATGGCAGCGTCTTTACGGCGTTTTATTTCCAGAACTGTGTAAGCCAACTTGATGACAGCACTGTCATCAAGGGATGGCAATTTCTGCCTTGGGCGCTCAGGGTGCATCACGGCTCTGAGCCAGAGCAAACAATTGTCGGTGGTTTTGGCTCGGGGAAAACGGCGGGATTAGCCATATCGGGCTTTGCTTTCTGCGCCACGACGCCTCTCTTTAAGTTTCTGGAAGCTGCACCTGTAGGCTGGCAGTCGCTCCAGATGTATGAATACATCGTGGATCGACTGCCGGGGAGCAGGGCCGAGCGGTTTGTCAAAAAGACCGTATACCGGCCCTATCCCAAAATAACCTTCCACAATGGCTCCACTATGGAGTTCATGAGCGCGGATGAGCAGGCAGCACGTATCAAAACGTGGGAGGGTGACCAGGTTATCCTCGACCAGGGAGAAGATGTGGATGACCTGGATGAGACCATTCGCAACCTTGGCTCCCGATTGCGGGGACGTCGGCCAAATGGAGAGCCCCGATTGGGCCGCCTGACGGTCTTGGCCAACGCTGGCGACAGCCCAGAGCTTTGGGATAGATATGATCAAGCCGAGGCGTTCCCGGAAGATTATCTGTCTCTGACGATTTCGTATCGAGACAACATCTACTTGTCAGAGAGAGACCTGAAAAACCTGGAGCGCCGGGCTGGTGGTACTCCAGAACTCATCCAGCAGTGGCTTGAGGGCAAAAGACCGGTTGGCAAGGGCGAGCACTTTCCCTGGACCATGATTGAGCCGTGTGTTGACTCGGCTCTCAATGAGATCATGGAGAGGGCCATCCGGGAAAAGCGCAAGGGCTTCGTCTATCAAGAAGCACCCAAGTGTGGGTGTGTCTGGTGGGAGATGCCAGCGGAGAAAGGCCGCCAGTACATCGTCATCGGCGACCCGGGCCAGAACGATCCGCCCCACCGAAACTCGCCGGTGATCATGGTCTGGGACGTGACTGGCTTTCCGGCCCAGCCTGCGTACCTGCGTTGCTTCCGCTGGGTCTTCGGCGGCGGCCTCTACGGGCCATTCCTGGATGAGTTTCAGCGCCTCGTGCAACTGTACAAGGCACACGGCCAATGCGCCTTCGACAGCACGGGTATGCAGAAGGCTTTTGACGAGTTGGCCTTTACAACCGAGGGCCTGCTGGCAGAGGGGATGAATCTCCAGGGAGAGAAAAGGCTCATGATTAATCACCTCAAGATCATGCTAGGCAAGATCATGTTCCGTTTTCCCCGTATCAAAGGGATCACGCACCAACTCACCCACTACAAGCTGCCGGATACCCGCATCCGGCAGGACATCACGTCGGTCCTTATGATGACGGCCGGCTGGCTGCGCCGCAAGCTCTGGGACACTGCCAACCTGGATGAGGAAGACGAAATATCTCTCTCTCAATCCAGGAACGCCAGGGAGCCAGAGCGTATGGGGAGAAACAGGTAATTCTACACTGTAGACAGGGTACTTGACACCCAAGAACATTTGTGCTAAAATATGGATGAAGACGTTACGCTCACAATCAAACTCATTCGAATCCTGTATCGCATCTTCAAACAGGCAATCGGCCTGTTTGAGGCCGAGTTCCCTTTTTTGAAAAAGAAGAAATAGACCTGGCCTGGCCCGCCTAGCGCTGCCCAAGCCATTATCGCGCACACCCGCGCTTCCATCTCTTTCCTTCCCTCCTGAGCGAAAGCCCCGGTGATCATTCACCGGGGCTTTGCTTTTTTGTAGGCAAAAATGGCGAAACTCAAAGCATCCGAGGTTGCGGACATCCCACAACGGACTCCAGGAGAGCCGGAGTATTACCCTAATTCTCTGTGGTCCCAAAAGACCGCGGAGTACTCCCTGTATTGGCAGTATTACGAGGGCGATATCCTGGACGAGAATTGCGAGTCCGGCACCACCGAGAGCGGCGATCCGCTGAAGAAATTCCCGCTCCAGATCAACCTGGCGAAGCTGGCGATCCAAAAACATGCCTTCGCCCTCCTCGGAGAATACGGCGAATCGAGCGTAGTGGATTTCCACGCCAAGCCGCAACGCAAAAGCGACCGCGTGGCAGAGGCCATTGACGATTGGCTGACCGACGTGTGGGCCGAGAATAGCGCGATGGGCCTCCTGCCCGAGCAAGCCAGGATTGCCTACGTTTGCGGGGGCTGTGTCTTCAAACTGGCCTACGATCCTGAGAAGCGCAACAAAGTCAGAATGGAGGTGATCCTCCCGGACTACTTCTTTCCGGTCTGGGACTCGACGGATTACCACCATCTCTTGGAGGTCGAGGTTGGCTATACCATCTCGACCCGCGAGGCGCAACTGAAATATGGCTACCGGCCCAGCGCCTCGGCCGGAGAAAGCGTACTTTACAAAGAGCGGTGGACGGAGACCACGTTCGAGATCACCATTGGCGACCAGCCGGCCCGCGCGCCGGACGGCACGCCGTATGGCGGTCCTAACCCATTTATAGATCCACGCACAGGAAAAGGCATCATCCCCTTCGAGTATTTTCCTGTAGATCGCACCGGCCAATTCTACGGGACATCCATCATCAAGCAACTGATGGGTTTGCAAGACGAGTACAACGCCAGGGACGCCGACGTGGGGGATGCCATCAACGATGGTGTTCATCCCCAACGGTATGCCAAGAACCTCCCTCCCAACGTCAAGGAGGTCAAGCTCTCCAGGTTCTCTATCAAGAACCTGGGGCGCAATGCTCCAAATCAACCGGAGCCTACTGTTGATTTCGTGCCCCACCCCGGCCTGCCTATCGGCACTAGCGAGTTTTTGAGCGGGCTCAAGGAGGATTTTCGGCAGGTTTCCCATACGCCACCGGTGGCATATGGAGTTGACGAAGGCTCCCAGAGATCGGCGCTGACCCTGGCCTTCCGAATGTGGTCTCTCACCTCTTTCGTGAGAGATACCAGGGGTATGTGGTCGGCCTCCTTTGCGAGCATGAATCGCAAGGCCATGATCATCGGGCTGGTCAAGGGTGGCGGGGTCGAAGAAAAGTGGTTGGATTACGAGCTCACCACGAAGTGGGCTCCCATCATCCCACGTGACCGAGAGCAACTGGTCAGCGAGTGCGTTCTCTTGGTTCAGGCCAAGTTGAGAGCACCTGAGACTGCCATTCAAAATCTGGGAGACATTGACGACATCCAGGCCGAAATAGAAAAGATCAAGGAGTGGCAGGAGTATCTTGCCAGCCTTGGTGCAATAGCAGCAGAGGAGACCGGCCTGGAGGAAGGAGCCAGGACCGATGTGGAGACTCCCGAGGCCGAAGGACTTGTAGAGTAGATAATATGGCTAAATCTGCCGGAATGAGAACTGGCAAAGGCACTGTGACGGCCAAAGCACGCAAGAAATCAGGCATGAAGGGCGGGGGCAAGAAAGGCAAGTTCCCCATCTTCGACCAGAAGAGTTGTCTTGCAGCCGTCAGGCTCCGTCATCACGGCAAGGGTGTATCGGCTGCGGCTGTGCTGGCCAAAGCCTCACGTTGGGCCAATACCAATAACTGCGGCCCCTGTAAAGCCGCCATCAAGCGAGCTCATGCAGCCGACAGACAGCGCAAAACCGGAATGAAGAGCAAATGAAAAAGCCTCTTGAAGAGGCAGGGTTTCTATCCTTGCTCTGGCGATACATGACATATCGCCGTCAAAAGATTGGTCGTCTAGAGGCCATCAAAACGTGTTGGTGGTACTCTAGGCTAAAATAAGCCATAGGAGGTAACAAAATGAAACGGTCACTCAGAGTATTGGTCATCCTGACCATCGTCGTCACCCTGCTTCTCTCCTTTGTTGTCCAGGCGTATGCGGACACGGGAGGCCAGATCGACTTAAAGGACATCCTGAAGGCCATTTCGCCGGGCCTCCAGATCATCCTGGAGATCGTGTTCACGGCCCTGGCCGCCGCTATTGCTTACTACGTCCGCCTCTACCTGGTCGAGATCATCGCCCGGCTCCGGCAGAACCTCACATACTCTCAATTCGCGACGGTTCGCCAGATCATCTACGGTCTGGTATCTGCCGCCGAGCAGATCTACAGAGATGGCAAAGGCGAGGAAAAGAAACAGTACGTCCTCGAACAGGCTCGACTATGGCTTTCTAAATACGGTCTCGACTTAGACCTGAAAGCAATCGAAAGCTTGATCGAGGAAGCTGTCTGGAACGAGTTCAACAGCCATCCTCCGCTTTTCGACGGGCCAGTTCACACACAGTCGGTCGAGGCAGAGGACACATCATAGAAGGAGACGTAAACAATGGCTAAACCAACGGGAGCAGATCCTCCTCAACCGCCTGGCACACCACCGCCTACCGGGGGACAGACTGGCACTCCACCTGTACCACCGCCACCTGCACCCCCCGCAGGCACTCCACCTGTACCACCGCCACCTGCACCACCGCCAGCCGCTGCGGAACCGCCCGCCCCCGACTACGAGAAGAAATTCAAGGGGCTCCAACCTGTCCATCAACAACTCCAGGAGCGCCACAAAACGCTCCTGACAGAGAAGGACACTCTTACCGCTCAACTGACAGAGTTGCAAGGCCAGATCGGGACGGCGCAAGCAGAGCTCGACGCTTCCAAGACACAACTTGGCGAGAGAGATAACTTGCTTACCGCAGCCCAGACCGAGCTTGGCGACTATAAGCTACTTGAGCGCAAGACGGCCCTTCTCCGCGAGCAAGCCCCTCAGCTTCTCCAGTTCGAGCAGTTTTTGACGGTCAGCGTGCCTGACGAATTGCTGGACGTCCAGTTTGACGCCATGACCGATGATCAGAGGAAGACCCTTGATGGCGCTATCACCGAGGCCATCACGTCCTTTGCCGGGGTCATGGACAGCTACGTCCAGCAGCAAGTAGCCACCACGCGGGCCGGTGCCATACCGCCGACCTCTCCACCTCGACCAGGGGAGCCTACCCTGGAGGAGCTCTACAAGAAGGTGGTAGAGGCGACGGGCACCGACGCCTACGATGGCCTCATGGCTACGTATGTAGCGGCTGCGGAGAAGCAGGGCTCAAAGGATGAGCACGGACTTTGGAGACCCCCACCAGTAACTACTTAGTGGAGGTAATCCAATGGCTACAAGCGGTTTCGACACCTATTACGGGGATAGTCCCTGGGGGACTATCCTCACGAAAACCCGACCCTGGTACCAGCCAACTCTGTTGGATGTGTACCGAAGGAGGTCACTTTTTCGGAACTTTGTTCCAAAAAAGGTAGATCTGAGGGCGCAAGACACAGATGTCATGTATTTCACGCTCCTGTACGATCTGGAGCCCACGGTGGATTCAGTTGGCTTGCGTGACTTGTGGCTGCCCGCCTTGCACACGGACAGCGCCAAGATCGCCATCACGCTCAGTCATTATGCAGGCAAAGTGGCCCTGCATAAATTTGACGAGTATATCACCTACTGGAAGCGGTCCGGTATGACGGGGCTGTTGGCCATTGTGAAGGGGCTCCTAGCTCCTCAGATGGTTGACACCCTGGATATGCTTGCCAGAAACGCCTTCCTCAACGGCCCTTTCAGCCTGTATGCAGGTGATGCGTCCAACGACGACTTCAGCAAGCTGGCCGATGCCGATATCTTCAAGATCGGCCTGGCCGAGCAGATCTGGCTCGGTTTGTCCTACCGCGATGCGCCCCTGGCGGTGAACCCGACCGGGCCGACCGGCGATATAGTCAGCCTGACCACCCCCGGCGCCATTTTCGACATCCGGGCTGCTGCTGGCAGCGATTGGGTAGCTCGCCAGGAATACACCGTCAATACCCTCGCTCTACCCTATGAGGTCGGCCGGTGCTATGGTGCGCGATACCTGCAGGACTCACGCTTGACGCTGTGGAACAACGGCACGCAGAGCAAGCAGGTCACGGTCACTACTGCCATCAATGCAGGCGACGGGGCCTACACCACGGTGGATGAAGTCTATACCCCTGGCCAATCGGGGGCGACCAACTACATCCAGTGCAGCGCCTTCAGCGCAGGCGAGTTCGCCATAAACGACATCGTGACTATCCACACCATGCGCACCAGTGCGCACGGTGTCGCCGACGCGCCGGATAGCTTCTCGACCACCGCAGGTGTTCAGAAAACGATCCAGCGCCGTGTGGTCAACGTAGATGTTGGCAACAACCGCCTGGCCTTCGACAAGCCGATCCTGGACGACTACACCACTGACCTGGGAACCAATCTGTTCGCCTACATCACCAAAGGCAAGCACATCCACGCCTCGATCTTCCTGGGTGGTCCCAACGGAGTCGTCAGCGGCGTTGCGCAGCCCCCCGAAGTCCACACGCCTCCGGTCGTAGACGACATCGAGGCCATGCACAGGTTCTCATGGGACGGATACCTGAAGTATCAGAGGTTCCGGCCCGAGCTGTACGAGGTCGTGTATAGCAGGGGCAGCACTCGCGTGAAGGGCAACAAGGTACTGTAGAGATGGCATCCATCACCTGGTCGGCCTTTCGGGATGGCCACATCCGGCCATTTCTGGACGACGTAGACATTGCCGACTTTACCAATCCGGAGTTGCTGCTGTACTGCACCTGGGCTCTGGACGACTTTACGCTGTGGTATCCGCGCAAACGCCAGATGACCCTGGCCAGCGGTACGAAGAGCTTTGATCTGCCAGAGGACTTTTTCCGCGTAGATCTGGTGCAATGGAAGCGCACCGACTATTACTGGAAATTCCTGGAGCAGATCCCGCGTCGGCCCGGTTACCAGTTCCCGTCTACAGAAGTAGATGAGGATAGCCTCCCGGTAGGCTACTGGGTGACGGATGACAAGCTTTACCTTGGCCAGACGGCCAAGGTAAAGTTCACGCTTTACTACCTTGCCTACTGGCCTACCCCATCGGGGGACGATGACACCATCGTCGTTCCCCGATGGGCACGGCAGGCGCTGACGTACTACGCCAGTGCTATGGCCCTGCTGCGTAAAAGTGTAGGCAACGCCAAAATCCGGCAGTGGAACAGAAAGGAAGACAGCGGTAAGCCGACCGATGAGCCGCTGAGTCCGGTGGTCAAGTACCTGCTTGAGCAATACAAGCAGGTCATCAGTGACCACGTCGGTGTTGACGACATCCAGATCTACTATGAAGGTAGGGGCTAATGGCGCACATCGTCTCTATCCTGTGTGATACGCTGGTCACTGAACTGGTGACCTATTGCCAGACCAACGTGTCCGAGGACGATCCCACCCGCGCCGTACTGGTACGTGGTGGCCGCCTCCAGGAAGATCCCACCAAGAACGTGGTCCAGGCGTTGGTCCACGGCAACGACCCAGAAGCGCCCGAAAAGTGGGAACATACCATCATCACCCAGGACCTGACCAAGTTCCTGACGGGCGGAATGGCCCAGGTGATGGGCATGTACGAGGTCGGTGGTGGGGAGCAATGGTGGAGACGATTCACAGTCGAGCTCCAGATGTTCTGGAAGGCCAAGAAGCTCAACCGCAATCAGGCGCGGGATGCAGCCCACCTGGTACTGGGCCGCGCGGAGGCGGCTATCAAGCAGAGCACTTCTGCCCTGGCTGCTCAGGCTGATGAGTTTGGCGAGCAGGCATGGGGTGTGTACGTGCGGCGCTCTCGATGCTTGGAGCGGGGAGGCCCGCCCAAAGATTGGATATGGAATGCGAGAATCTGGATCGAAATCGGCACGTCGAAGCCCTAATGTTTTGGCGCTTTTGCCAAAAGTGGTGGAGAACGCGGTAGACTACTACCGCATCGTCAGCGCCTTCGACGTGCTCAGAGATCGAGGCTACCCCGTTGGGTACGTTCCATACCCGATTGCCAGAAAGCTGGTGACAGAGGGCCACATGGACCCGGCGCAGTATGACGTGTTTGTGTTGTGTCGGGCGGCGTCGGTAGAATATGACACGCGTATCCTGAGATTCATTGAAGTCTTGCAGCAAGCTGGTAAGATCGTTATTTATGAGTCAGATGACGATTACACCAATGAGCACCGCAAGGCCACGGAGGGGAACGCCATCCCGGTGGCACAGGCGTGCGATGCCCTAACTACCAGCACACCCTACCTGGCCAAGGTGCTCAGGCAGCACAACAAGCATGTCTACGTGTTACCCAACGCGCTGAACTTTGACATTTGGGATAAGGTAGAGCGGCAAACCGATGAGAGGATCACCATCGGCCTGGCCGGGACCGGCACTCACTTCGAGGACTACAGGCTGGTTACAGATGCCCTATTCCGGCTGGCAGAGCGTGACGATGTGAGGTTTCTCATGGTGGGCTACACTCCCTATTACCTGGAGGACCTGCCCAACATGGAGTTTGTCAGCCCACGGCCGTACCCCGACTACGCCAAGGCGTTGGGCCGGGTGGACATCGGCCTGTGCCCGCTCGTGCCGGATGACGAGTTCAATCTGGCAAAGTCGGCGGTCAAGGCCCTGGAGTGGATGGCAGCCGGCGCGGCCGTCATTGCCCAGGACATGCCTGTCTACAGGCGAGTTGTCAACAACAGGTCCAACGGTCTTCTGGCGTCAGGAGACTGGTACGATAAAATCCTTCTACTCGTAGAAGACGAGCGCCTGCGCCACAAGCTGGCCCAGGTGGGAAGGAGGTGGGTTCAAAAACATAGAAACATTCGTACACTGGCCAAAAAGTGGTGGCGGGTGTACGAGGAGGTGTATCAACTATGAGTTCGACAGTAACCGCAATGACCGGCATCTTTGGCTGGGGATTGCAATTCAGTGATGTTTGCTCTATCAGCATGAAATGTGGCGACAAAGCTGGGATCAGCACCGAGTGGGACAAGTACAAGCCAGGCGGATCGGATAACGCCACCGAGCCCTGGTACCGCCACAAGGCATTGAACGTGGATGCAGGCATCGTGGATGACACCAGGGTCTCCGATGCTGAGGTCGGCGGAACCCCCTATCCCACTGGTGCCTACAAAGCCAGTGAGTTCTTCGGCGGCGGCGGGACTCTCCAGGTCCGCCTAGAGGATGCTTTCGCGTTGTTGCTGTACGCGCTGACCGGCTTTGCGTCTGACATGGGCGCGGTGGACGTAGAAGGCAACGCTGTGGCCAGTGTGGCCAGTCACCAGTTCCGGTTCCGTGCAGATACAGCGCTCAACTCTGTATCTCTGCCCTGGCTGGCCGTCAGGAAGTATCTCCCTGGCGCGGCAGCCGGCGAGGACATAGAGGAAATCGGCGTAGACTGCCGCCTGGCATCTCTGCGGATCGCCATTCCTCAGAGCGGTGTCATGGTGGCCACGCCCGCTTTTATTGGGCGCAAGGGCATCATGGCGGATTCCAGCTTCGATAACTGGAACGACTTCGATGCCTTCGATAGCCTGCCGATCAGCACCCAAGGCCACTTCAAGCTACACGACGAGGGCACCGTCGCTCCATTCGGCACTGGCGTTGGGACAGAGTACCCCGCCTTAGGGATAATGCTCGATTTCGCAAATGCTACCACCATGCCCCAGCAGGAGATGATCATCGGTGATTACCATCCCGATGACTTCGCCGTTCTACAACGCCGCTTGAGCATCCGCTGGATGTACAAGTGGCAAGATGACGTGCTCTACCGCCAAATTAAGGCGAACGCTGGGACCGGGGCCAGCATCGAATGGTCGCCTCTCGTCTACAAGAGCGCTTTCGAGTTGCTCCTGGAGAGCGCAGCCAGCATTCCTACCACATCGCAGCCGTACCAGTTCTACGTCCATGCCCCATCCGTCAACTGGCAGTCGGAGGGCAGCCCACGCCTGGCTGGTGGCGGCATGTTGGCCATCCCCATGATCGGCACCGTCCTGGAGCCTACCAGCGGCGACTATGCTGAAGTCCGTATGTGTCACGATGACGTCGCCTACCAGTGGGAAAGCTAATCTCAGGCGGTTCGTGCTGCTGCGCCACAAAGACGAAACTGGCGTTAGCGGTACGGGCATAGTGGCTGAGGGAGTGCAACTCTCCTCTGGCCACTGCGTGCTCACCTGGTTGACAAGCTACACGTCCATTGCGATCTACGACTCCGTGGCCGTGATCGAGAGAATCCACGGCCACGGAGGGTATACTAAAGTACAGTGGGTAGATAGCGATGGGCCATGTTATTCACGTCCCTGACTGGGACGCAAGACTACAACAGAGAAAGGAAGAGTACAAAATGGCACTGAACCTACCCGACCCTACGACTCTGGAGCAGACCATCAAGCTGCTCAAGGCTGACCCAACCGGCGACACCTTTGTACGTGTCAAGCAGGCCACGACAGGGGATAATGCTCAACGTTCGCTGCTATGGGCTAAGACCTCCCTGGAGTGGGACGATAAGGCCCAGGGCAGAGTAAGGCAATACAATGAGATCAGCCAGGCCCAGATCATGGCCGAGGAAGTTTGGCTGACCCTGTTGGAATGCAACATCGGGGATGAAGATGGCAAGCCGGTATTCCCGAATATAGACATCCGAGCCAGGCGGCCCAAGGACAACTTCCTGACTGCTTGGAATTCTTTGCCCTTCGAATGGGCACAGGAAATCCATGAGGCTGTTCTTGAGGCCAATCCGCAGTGGAACCCGAGGGCTAACGTTGATGTGGGGGAAGCCTAAAGGCCCTGGCAGAAGAGATCCTCAACTACTTTGTCTGTTGCAAAGAGGCTGAACGAGACGCAGCTATCTCTCTCCAGGAGCCGGAGTACCCATCTGCCCCCAGATTTCTATCGCTCTTCTTAGAGTGGAATAGCCTCGGCCAGCCTCTGCCTGTGGCTGGCGGCTGGCTGGATCAGCCTGCTTACTTGATGCGCGTACTGGCTACCGTCCGCGACGCCGTAGAAAGTGCGCGTGGAGCAGAGGTACCTTCTCTGCCGCCAGACGACTCTACTGATTCTATACGTAGACAAGGACCGCCTAGCCCTGGCTGGCCGCCGCCTGGGATGACTCGCAGTAAGACGATAGAGGGCTAATATGCCTCTCACCCTAATGCCTCGCGAAACCGTCAACATAATTCTGGAGGGCATGGAGCGCCGGGGCGAAATCCCGCACGCCTGGCGCGAGACCATGTCCTGGTATCAAAAGGTTTCTCTGGCCCACCAGATGCGTGGGCCAGAGGCTGCTGGGCTCGAATACAAGCGGGCTCAAGAATGGGGCGGACTGCCGGGCTCAGAGGAACTCTATGCACGGGAACCAGGCCAGGCCCCTACTCCCTTGGCTACAATGGGGGCCATCACCGGCTACGTTCAGGAGCCGGGTGGGGGCTGGCGAGTAGGCACAGGCCCAGAAAAAGTCCTCAAGCGCACCCGCCTCGCTGCGCAAGAAATCAATCTCCCCTCCTACTGGCCTAAACGCACCTCCTGGCTACGTCCTGCTGGGGGCGAGCCCACCGTAGGCGCAGATATCCCCACTGCGTTCATGCACGGCCTTCCTGCCGGGCAGGGCGCCATCTCCAGCATCGGCCCTATTGGGCAACCCGTTATTCGTCAAGTCCCCATCACACCCGGCTCCCAGGTGACCGCTCTCTCCCGCCCTGGCGTCTTTGCTACCAGAGGCGGCCAGCTTGAGCTAGGCCGTACCACGCAGGGGCTCATCGCCCAGCGCGTAGGCGACTGGCAACGGCTAGAGCTTACAGCCCCCCCCGAAATCGTCCCGTATAGTAGCCCGACCCGACCCGAAGTTACCCAAGCGTACAAATTTCAGATGTGGCAGTCGGAAGATCCCAGAGGCGGCACCGCTTCTGTAAAGATGCACGGCGTAAAGGCATTTGTGGGAACTGGCTACGATCCAGAGAAAATGATTGAGCCAGGAACGCTACAGCTTTTGCCCTGGGCGAAAGACGTCCGGCAGCAATACGCTGGCCTACTAGGAACACAATATGGGGAGGAGTGGACACGCGCCTATGCTGCCAAAACCGGCTACGAACTACCAGCAGGCGGAATAGAGTGGGGCGGCGAGGCTAGAGAACATGATCCCTTCCTTATGCGAGCAGGGCAGGAGTTTATAAAAGAGCATACAGGAATGAGGACCGTTCCCCTGACTGTCCATGAGCAAGCTCTGGGAAAATTTAAGGGAGGGGAATGGGCAGAGAAAACCGGGCCGTATTGGAAACAGATGCCTGCGGGCTTTAGGCCCCAGATGATCCCTGGTGGCGAGGGTCGCTTCCGCATCCTACAGGAGCAGCCTGTACTTGAGGCTCCCTTCCTCACCAGCTACCGCCGTGAGTTCCGAGGTGATCCCTTCGTCGGTGCGGAGGAGCTATCTTTCCTCCGCAGGACCCACCCAGAACAGGAGCAGCGTCTGTGGCAAGAGGGCGCAGAGAGGCGAGAGCCATTTGCTGCACTCTTCCGGGCACAGGCCTGGACACGAAGAGGGGCCGTGACCGGGCAGCGGCTGGGGGAGATGGACTGGGGCAGCATCATGGCACGCGGGCGCGAACTCTGGCAAGAGGAGCTAAAAGGCTCGTGGACGGGTGAGAGCGGCAGGGTGCCCGGTCGCTTCCTGACCCAGGCTGCCGGAGAGATCGCACCAGGGCCTATCAGGGTTCCTTTCGGCAAGCGCGAACTTATGCTGCCCGGGGCCGAGCAGATAACCCGGCTTGCAGGAGCGCCAGGACCGATGGGAGAGACGGTGCAGCCGCTCATGTCGGCCTTCCGGCGCTTGATGGAAGCAGGCGCGATGTCTCAAGACCCGTTCGGCACACCTGTGGAAGCCGAGGGGCTGCGCGGTGCCGTGCGCCAGACGTGGTTAGCAGGCAAGAGGCTGCTCTCCCGTCCCGGGGTGCAACGCGAAGTTATCGGCACTCACCCCACATCAGCATGGGAGGGGCCTATTTTGGGCCATACCGGACTTGCTGCGGGAGAGGAGATCTGGGGAAATCTGGCTTTGGAAAGGGCTTCTGGCGCTCGCACTCCAGAAGACTTTCAAGAGTTGGCGGCCGGGCTTAGGGAAGGAGGCCCTTTCAAGGGCCTCGAAGGCATGGGATGGCGGAGACCCGTCTCCGATCCGATGGGCCAGATTGGCCGGCCAGGCGTCCGGCTGTTCACCGAAGAGATGGCCTCCAAGCGAGGCATGGACGTGGAGGGCCTCGGCGCTGGCGTCATGACCAGTATCTGGACCTCGTTTGAGCAGCGTGGAGACACGGATGCCGACCGTATGATTCGAATGCTCCAGCGGGCGGTGCAGTGGTCAGAAGGCAAGCCTATACTGGAGAGGCTCACCACTGGCGTTGCTCGTGGCCTGGGCCGAATCAGGGGTATCTCCGAGGATTTGATGTTGCACGCACCAGAAGAAACACCCGCAGGCAGCCCATTGCAGCAAATCTTCGGCTCCACTGCCAAATGGAACGAGGCCCGCGCCTGGATGGAGGAGGTACAAAAGTTTGGCAACGTCCAGGACGTAATGGACTGGTACGGCGAGCAGGGAGGCCAGGTAGTCAGCCAGCGCCAGCTTGCTCAATCTGTACAGCGCGGCCTGGAGGCCAAAGAAATGATGGGCCGCACCTATAACCGTCTTGGGCGCGAGCTGCTACCCCACATGATGGGTACGCCAGAGGCCCAGTCTGCCTATCGCCAGACCTTTGCCGGACCCTACCAGCGCACTATCGACCAACTATCTCTCAGCCCTGGCATGAGGACTTACCTGGAGATGCAAGAAAGCCTCAGTATGACCCCCAAGGGCCGGGGCTACGGCTTTGCCAAAGTCTTCTCCCCGTACTCCCGCAGCGAGAAGGGAGTGTGGGGACCCGAGCTAATGAAGCTCGGTGGATGGGGCGAAATTGGGACCCATCTGACCGGGGCACTGATGGGAGCGACCGAGATACCGGAGCAGGCGCGAGCCTTCCTGATCGGTGGCCAGCAATACCACAAGCGAGTGCAGACCATGATGCAGGAAGGAGCGCAGCCAGCCGGAATTTTGAAGATGATGGGCGAAGGCAACGTGCTGGCTGGTATGCGAGCTGGTGGGCCGGCCATCCAATCCACGATGGCTCGGCTGAAATCCAAGCAGCGGACGGGCGAGACCACGTATGTGGACTACCAGGGAAAGCTCCGTACTACCTATATGCCCGAACTGGCAGAGCAGCCTGCCGCTGCGCGAGCAATGGCGGCATTGGGGCAGGCAAAGCGCAAAGTGCTTCAGCTTTTTGGCCGTCGCGGATACAGAGACGTGCCAGGTGTAGAGGGCTTGCTGAGCGCAACCCCAAAGCAATTCGAGCAAGCCCTGACGGGTATCTCCGAAGCTCTCACCACAGAGCAGCAGGCTGTTCTTGAGAGAGCGGGGGTCTCGCTCGGCCTGGGAGCGAGTGAGGAACTCGCAGCTCTTCCAACGCAAGCGCCAGCACCCACCACGATGCCAGAGGAGGTAGCGCAAGCTCCCCCTACTGCTGTATCTCCCTACGGTCCCGGCATGGCTCCTCGTCAGTGGCGGGCAGCGGATATGCCGGTCATAGATGATTCTGGATTGCGAGCGGCCATAGCTGCTGGCGGGGCAGCGCCTCCGACCGGGGGTGTGCCCCCTGGAGGTGGCGGCAGGAGAAGGGCTCCACCTCCACTTAACTTCCCTTCTGGCGGTCTACCAGTTGAAGAACCATCTGGTGGCCGTCGGACTGCCGAGTATCAGGGCGGCCTTAGAGAGCACGAGCACATTTCGCGCGGGCCATATGGTGAGGCCTCAAGGTCTCGCTGGACCGAAGAGAGATTCGCCAGTCAGTGGCACGTCGGCCAGCTTGGAGCAGTAGAGTCTCAGATGGGACGGCACGGCGGCGGTGTCCAGGCGGCCACGCTCGGACTGGCCGGTGCCTTCACGAAGCTCCAAAAAGTAGTAGATGAGGGACGGGAACTTAGAAAAGATGAGGCCCAGGAAATCAGGGTAGCCATCAAGGGCTTCAAGACTATGCGACCGATGGTAGAGGAATGGGGTCGCCAGGCTGCTAAGCTGGCCGCGCTGTCAGGCTCCCAGGAGTATGGTGAGCAGGTCAGCCGCGTGCGGGAGGGTCTGGCTCCTCTGGAGGCTGGAGTGACGGCGGGTCGTCTCCAGGAGCGCGAGATGGAAATGCGGCTAGGCCAGATGGGTATTGCTAGAGGAGGACCGCCAGCTCCTGGCGGCATTGTCGGACTTGCCCAACGCGCTTGGGGAGGTCTGGGCGCAGGCGTCAAGAAAGCGGTCGGCGGTTGGGGCATGATGTACCTCAACCGTATGCGCTCTATGTTCATCTCGCCCGTGCAGCAGGCTGTAGGAGAATATGCGGGCCAGCAGCTTCAGGCACAGCAGGCCATGTATGGGGCTGGTCTTCCCACCGGCATAACTGGAGCTCCTATTGACATACTTCAATCCAGGGCTCAGATGGCCCAATTTCGGGGAGGGGTAGGTGAGGCCGGTTGGCAAGCATGGGGTGGCCTGACGGGAAAGTTTGGCGGCCAGAATCAGCCGCTGGCGGCTGGCCTAGCTATTGGTGCTCCTGCTATGGGTGTGGGTCTAGGAGCCGCTTATCTGTTTGGTGGACCTGTTGGATGGGCGGCTGGCCTGGGCACGGCCGCCGTAGGCGCGGCGGGCTATCTGGGTGGCGCTGCCAGGGACCGAGAAGCCATTGGTCTAGCCCAGGCGCAATGGCAAAGGCAAGCGCAGGGCATGGGCCTCATAGAGCGAGCCGGACAGTTCCCCGGGTGGTTACAGGAAAACTGGCGTGGGGGCATGGGCATACTGACTCAGCGGGCACTCCCTTGGTTTCTTGGCCAGGGACAGCCAGGCCAGAGAGCAGAAGACATTGCCTATGGCCAGCAGATTCAGCGAGGTGACCTCGGCCAACTCGTAGACCCCGAGGGCCGTATGGCTGCCATGCAGTATTTCAACCAGCAGGTGATGGCTCCCCAACTGCCTGGCATGGAGCCTGCCCAGGTTGGCGGGCTCACCGCTGCGTATATGGCCATGACAGGCCAGCAGGTCACGGGCCAATTTAACCAGCAGCTTATGGTGCAGGCCGGTCAACGGGCGCAGATGCTCGGCGTCCAGCCAGGCGCGGCCTTTCAGCCGTTTCAACAAGTGGCGGGTCAGTTCGGCTATGGGCCTACTGCTGGCATGGCCGAGGCTATCAGTCGCTACGCTTTGCTTCCCCAGGGGGTGAGCGAGCAGGCTAGGATCGGGGGCGTCTTTGCAGAAGAGGCAGGAATGGGTCAGGTACCTATTCCGCAGATGGGCGAAAGGGAGCGCCAGCAGTATCTGTTTCAATTGCAGCAGGTCGCTCCATTGGCGCGTCAAGCCCAGGAGATGCTTGGCATCCAGTTTGAGCCAGAGGCTTTTGAGACTGGCGGCTTTTTGGAGCGATTGGGAGCGCCTGAGATGGGGCCGACCCGGAGACGGCTTGGGCAACTCCTCGGCGGCAACCAAATGCTATGGTCTCAGATAGCCCGCACTCGCTACGGCAAGGCGCTAGGCATACCTGAGACGGTAGCTCCCTCCGGCCTTAGATGGGGTACTGAAGAGCTTTGGGGCCTCCAGGATCAGATGACAGAAGCGCAGCGAGCCCAGCGGGACGTTGGCCTTACCCGACAACAGGAGCAATTCAGATGGGCGGGGGAATATACACTGGGTCCCGGTGGGACTGCAGAAGCTCCAGCGCCCGGTGGCATCTGGTATCTCGAAGACCAGATGCGAAGCCTCCAGCGAGGACGTCAGGAACAGGGCTTTGCCTTCCAACAGGCAGGCTTCGAGCAAAGCCAGCGCCAGTGGCAAGAATCGTTTGGCCTGGGCCGCCAAATCTTCGAGGCCCGGGTGGGCTGGCAGGCCGAGGACGTGGCCAGACAGGACGAACGCAGAGACATCCAGTGGGATTGGCGCTTCGAGGACCTGGCGCGTACAGAGCAACAGTTCGACGTTACCTCTGGCTGGCGGCGTGAGGACCTACAGCGTGGTATCCGCTTCTCTACCGGCCGGCAGCGCATCGAGGCCGAGCGGCAATTGAAGAGATTCAACATCCAGACCGAGTGGAAGGGAGAGGGCTTCGACATCCAACGGGGGCGCATGGAAGAGCAACGCGGCTGGGGCGAAGAGGACTTTGACATTCAGAAGGGGCGCAACGAAGAGCTTATCAAGCTCCAAAGGGAGCGCTTCGACATGCAGCAGCGCCACCACGACGAGGACGCCAAGCTGCAGGCAGATCGCTTGAAGGCGACGGTGGAATATTACCAGGAACAGAAGCAACTGGAAGATGAGCGGATTGCTCTCACCCGCACGAATTGGGAGAGGCAGCGCGAGTGGCAGGGGGAAGCCCTTACCGAGCAAGAGGCATACAACAAACTCGTAGATGAGCTCATGGACCAGCAGAAGGAAATCACCCGCGAGCAACAGCTCCGAGTCGCCCAGGCTCAGAAGATTCTCATGTTTGCAGACGAATTCCTCAAGTCCGCAGATGAGAAGCTCAAAAAGATGGATGACTACCTCGGCGGCGAGGACACGGGCGGTTTGGTGGGGCTGTTGGAATCCGCCATTAGCCGCCACCTGGGTAGGGCGCTATTGCTCACTCACTAGATGGTCTATCGAGTAACGAGCCGATTATGAGGGCCACGACCAGCAGGGTCATGGGGCCTACTACACAGAGCGTGGCCCAGCAGTTCTGAAGTTCTTTCATGGCGGTTCTCCTTTCTACGTTAGATTATATCACACACAAGGTGCGATGGCAAACGCTTTTATTTCACTCAACAGCAAGCGATACAAGATTTCCGCTCTCGGCTACGAGCCAGAGGCAACCACGCCCCGGCGCATCCGGCGCGGGCTGACCGGCAAGGATTTCTCACAGCAAGCCGCCAATCCCGTCAAGCGGTGGCGATACCGACTGAAAGTGCCCTGGGCGGGCGACGCCACCTGGGGGGATCTGGAGGACCTGGAGACGGCCGAGGCTGCTAACTATGTGGCTTTCACTGATCCGCACGGGAACAACTACAACATCTACTTCGAGGTTCCTCTGGTAGAAAAGCCTAAGCAACACGCCAACCTGGATGGTGCTGATGCCGAGTACCTCATAGATGTACAAATAAGAGAGCGCAGGAGCTAGGAATGGCGGACACTATTACCTTGGAAACACTCGATCTCAAACTGGACGGCATTGCAGACGACATGGCCGAGATGAAAACGATGATCCATGAGATGAACGGCCGGCAGCGGATAGACCACGACCGCATTGTACGTCTGGAGGAACGGGTATCAACACACGCCCGTATCCAGGCAGCCCTGAGCACAGTGTTGGCCGCAATCTCAGCGGCCAACGGCAGCTTTATGAAATGAGAACCGACGTTGACGCTGGAATCATAACTGCATACCAGCAGGACATGACGCCCTGCGCTCGCATCACTGTAGAGAATGACCTCATGCCATTTTCTCTCTATTCTGGGTCGGCCAACGACCCGGATAATTGGTGGGCGCACGATGCGAAGACATTCACCAAGTCCGGGACGACCTACGTGCTTAGAGCCAGAGCTACTGGCAGTGATCTCCAGTACCAATTGCTGGACAACACCGAGGTACTGACTGCCGCCAACTGGGAAAGCTGGACCTCGACCGGCATCACCGAGGCGAACATCAAAGGGCCGAACGACTGCGGCGTGGCCGTGGCCGTGGCCGACACTGGCAAGGCCCAGATCTTCCACTTTGACGACGCTGGCGATCTGAACGTGACCGAGTGCGCCGACGTACTTGCTGGCTCCCCTGTGTGGGGTGCACCAGCGCAGATCTACGCCGCTATAGGCAGCACTCAGCGCACCGTGGCAGCCTGTAGACTAGATGAGTGTTTCTTCGGAGTTCGTGGCGTGGTAGGCTCCAACTCCGAGAGCCTATTCCGTGCCTACAACAGCGGCGGCTGGGCGTACAAGGTGTGGCCGCTGCACTCCTGGTGGTTTTGGGGGAAGGACTCACGCGGGGGTGACTGGGGCTGGAATGTGTGGGGAGGCATGGGCTGTGTCGAGCTAGACGGCAAAGTCCTCATTGCGCTTGGAGCCTTACGTCAAGGTAACACCGGCATACCCAAGCAGCAAGGTGTGTTCACCTTCTTCTTCCAGGAGGGCGCAGCCTGGGGCGACGATGGTATCTGGTGGGACGCAGGCACCATCAGTCTGGCCGACTACGAGGATGATAATTGGTTCTTCGACCTCTTCGTGCGGGCCTCCCTCGTTGACGGCAAGGCTCACATCACCTTCCGGCATGAGGATGAGCCTACCGATCTCTCCCAGACAGAGACGGCCCAGTCTGTACCCCGCTTTCGCTTCGTGGCCTACTCACGCTCCGGCGACGGCCACCACTGGAGCGAAATGCGCTACGTCACCGACAACTACCAGGAGAGCGGCACCGGTCCCCTTTTACACGTAGACAACTACGTCTACATGCCCACCTACCAGGACGTATACCGCGCCCCGGCCACGTCGAAGGTGGGCATGACCAACTCCTCGGTGCGCGCCACCCTGGACGAGTGCTACAAGGCAGCCTGTCAGGTCTCTGCCCGGCGCACTCTTGGACGGGCCACGTTGAGCATCGCGGAGGCCAGCAACCTCAATGCGTCTACCATCGTCAAGCCTCTCAGCCGTGTTTTCATCGAGCTTGGCGCGGTGGTCTCCGGGACGCCTACTTATGAGCAGATCTGGCAGGGGCGGTTGGCCTCACCCGACGACCACTGGGTTAGCGAGGACCCTCCCTCGGACGAGCGCATGATCACCTGCGCCGACGATCTCTACCAGTTGACGATGGCCAAGGCGATGGATAATGTGGATTATCTGCCGCAGGAGCGCATAGCCGACGACCTGAGCGACTACAGCTACGTCCGCTCGGTGGGGGGCACCTGGAAGCAGGGCGCCACCACGGTCTGGGGAACCACGATTTGCGTGGTGACCATCTACGATGCCAACCAGTTCGCAGCCGGGCGTGGCTACGGCGTGGCGTTCGTTACTCACACCCCTACCCTGAACGGTATGATAGAAGCCGATTTTGCCGTACATAAAGGCGGCGGCAACGACTACGGCTGTGGCAGCGATCCCATGAAGGCGGGGCTGGTGGTGAGAGGCTACGACAAGCATCGCTTTATGATGTTCTATTATGACAACCAGACCGACAAGCTGGCCCTGGGCCGGGCCTCTCACGACGGCAGCACCGGCACCACCTTCGACTGGGTGCTGACCGGGATGCAGACCGGAGCCCTCGGTTGGCAGAATAACAGCAAGAGGAGCCTGCGTGTCCTGGTGTATTACGGCCGCATCGTCTGCCAGTACAAGCTGGAGGCGGCCACCACCTGGACGCACGCTTTCACCTACGAGTTCAACCCCTCGGCCGAGTACCCAAACGACGACGTGCAGGAGCCGGGGTATATGGGCTTCTTCGGGCACGGCACTAACGAAGCGTCGGAGTCTGAGCGCAGCCTGGTCTACTTTCACAACCTCCGCTTTGCGGGTGGAGATTACGACAAGACCGTGGAGGAGCTCGCCAAGTATTGCTTCGCCTACGGCGACGTCCACGACTTCAGCCGCTTTGAGGATCAGATCAGCGACGACTTTGCCGCTGCTCTCAGCACCGACGACTGGAAGACGGCTACGGCAGACGGGACGTGGCAGGCTACGGGAGGGGTGCTGGAGGGCACAGCCGGAGCCTCAGCCTGGGCGGAGTTGCTCTGCACCGAGACCATGACCAATCCGGTGGTCGAGTGGGATATGAAGCTCGGCTCTGGCGAGAAGGGCGGGGTGATCGTCCGTGCTCTTGACGAGGACAACTACATGAGCCTGGTGGTCACCCAGGGGGCGCAGGGCACGGCCCGGGCCACCCTTCACAAGAATGAGTCCAGCGTGACCACCATAGACGACTGCCTCATCGCCTGCGGGATCCCGGCCGGCGCGTGGTGCCACTACACGCTATTTTCCCACGACAATTGGATAGCCCTGTGGCTGGAGAGGCAACTGCTGGCCGTGTTCTACGATGCCAGCCCCGTCTTCACCGCTGGTTACGTGGGACTGTGCTGTTACAACTGTACGGTAGAGTTTGATGACTTCAGGATCCCGGGCATGAAGGAAGTGCCGGAGTTCATGACGTTCGATACCGGCAAGGATATGTTGAGCACGCTCAACGGGATGCTGGGGCAGAGGCATATCCAACTTTTTATGGATTATGTCGGCAGGCCAGTGATGGGCTACTTCGGCAGCCGCGACGGTCTGACCGGAGGGATCACCTATGAGGATCGTGTCTGGCTCAATCATCGGGTGCGACAGAGGGGGCTCACCCACTGCCGGGTGCACGGCGCAGAGGGATGGGCCGAGTATTGGCGTGAATCCGAGCTAGACGACGGCTACACAGCCTACGAGGACATCCATTGTCCGGACATCTTCATCAGATCGGCCATGTACGACGAGGCGCGCCATCACGTGCGGAAGGCCCTGGAGCTATCGGAGCAGTGCAACTTTGACGTGCGGCCCGACTTGCGTCAGGAGCCAGAGGACGTCTGCACCATCGTAGCCGCTCAGCAGAGCATCAATGATCAGTACGTGATTGACGACATCACACTGACCATCGAAATCGGGGAGCAGGTGGCCGTAGAGGGACAGATGGGCACCAGGAGATATACGGTTTTGTGACAAAATTGTCACACTTTTGACATGAAACTGTAATGTTTCATGAGTTGGAATTCAGCGTAAAAGGTGGTATAATGTTGGTAGACACTGAAAGGAGAGTGCCATGCGAAAGAAAATATGTGTGCTCTTGCTCCTCACGGTGTTTGCTACAACGGGGAGCACGATGGCACAACCGACCTTACCAGAAGTAATTGACTCTCGAACCAAGGATCTTATTGAGCGGGGCTACAACGATGGGACCATAGACTCCGTAGCTCCTGACCGGACCGTGGCTGCCGTGCGTCATCACGGCAGCTCTAAGCTGATCACCAACATCATGTTCACCGATCAGATTGCCAACGAGCACCGTGTTGCCGGTCGGCGCTGCAAGATGGGCGTCTACGGCTCCAAGATCGTCATCATTGCTACCCTGCCGCCTTCTGCCCGGCCTGGTGACATCTTTGCCAGCACGACCATCTTGCCCGAGGTGCCGGACAACTTTGCCCTCGTCGCTCACAGCGACGGCTGCTATTGCTCCTGGGACTCTGTGCCAGGAGCAGCCTACTACGAGATCTGTAGCGATAGCACTGCTGCCGGTTCCTCTCCTGTGCAGCGGGCCTCCAGTGATGCCACTTCTGTCACCATCCCCTACTCTATCACCACCGACACCTACTTTGCAGTGCGAGCCGTGAGCTATGCCGGATATACCGGCGACCTGTCTGTTTTCCTGACAGACTCGACTGCACCACCCACGCCTGGCGGCTTCAGTACAGCTAGTCAGATAGGTAGCGTCCTTCTACAAGTAGATCTAGGCACGGACACCGCACACCTTGCCGTTGGATTCAAGGAGTTCATCGGCTACCGTGCTGGCGATATCAGCGGTGGTGGCTCTACGGAGATAGGCCGCTTCTCTGATAGCACCTGGCTCTACGAGATGGAGATGGGCACGGAGGCGTATTTTGCTATCTCTGCGATAGATTGGGCCGGGAACGA